AAAAGAATCGCCTATTATAAATAATATAAAATGTTCAAACAATTTTTTACATCATTATTCATCAGACGCGCTCCTGTCTTTTTGGGCCGTTGGAAACTGAAATACGAAGAGCAACAAATAAACAAGTGTGTTTTATGGGCCAATGAGGACAACTGTGGTTGTTGCCAAATAGAACCGCCTATTACTGATGAAGATGTTAGCGATGATTTCTATTTACCGTACATAATATAATAATATTTCTATTTGCCGTAAATCAAATAGAACTATAATTATATCGTATATGCTAATTTAAGAAGCTTATTGGGAGTTTTCGAGTCCGGCAGTTTAAGAAGTTTATCAATTTCAGAATTTCTCCAACTTAGATAATCATATTTTCCTCTGACCGGTAAATATTGTAATTTATGGTATTTCCATCCAACTTCTTCTAATTTATTGATAAACTCCGACTTTACTCCGGAGGCGATAATATCATCTTTCGACATATAAGCGTATTTTATTTTAGGTTTCTTGTATTTTTTGAGCCAATTTTCGAATACTTTCATTGCGAGGCGCATATCGCTTGTTTGGTGTGGATGATATTTCGCGCGGTTTTTCATAGTGTTTATTACGCTGAATTGATAGGCTGGACTCCGGAAGCGGATGAGTTGGATTGTTTTGTGGGCGGTTTTTTCATCTTTGAAGCCAGTTCCTTTCATTGTCCGGTTTGGATGGCGGTCTGAGTAGAGTTCCATTACGTGTTTATAAAATAATATGATTTTATTATTTTGTAAAAATCAAAAATAATTATTCAATAAAATATGATTTTCTCATTATTTACGAAGAAGAAAAAGAACACCGATTACAATGAGATGGATGCCTTCGTTGAAAAAGAGTATTTCGATGATATAAAGGAGACTACTGTCGTCTCGGATGAAGAAGAACCTAAACAAGAAAACAAAGAAGATGTCGTAAAGAAAGCCAGAGATTTATTGAAAGAAGCGATAAAAATTTTTACGTGATAATAATATGGAGAATATTATTTATAGAGTCCGAGGACAGATGACAATCATATTCAAATGTTTTAATTTAGTAGATGATTGCGTCCTCTACTTATACATATAAATATCTTTGATATTTATATCTAGATTTTTTATTTACAAAGTAAATAAAAAATGTACAATCAAACGCTCAAACAAGGTCTTAAAGTTGTAATGACCACAAAATCAGTTGAAGTCTTTAATATTAGTTCCGGTGAAAAATACGAGGACAAAAATAATAAGAGTGGTCTCGTTCAATTACACGGCGCATTCTATTGGATTAGTCTCGACGCCCAGAACCAAAAATTATCTTTGGGAGTAGGTGAGCCTCGTTTGGAGACGATGATATATCAATACAATTTCCAGAAAGAGGACAAGCCATTCTTAGAAAATCTTATTTATTTACATAAAGATAAGGATTCCGTAAAAATACTAAAAATGCTAGTTGACCCAATAACAGACAAAATCCCATTGAGCGTTAAAAACACAGATGACCTAACAATCCTCGACATCGCCAAACAAAAATACATGCCCAAGTCCAATTTATCCGTCATTTCCCAAAAGTTGTACATATAAATATCGAAGATATTTATATCTAGATGTTTTATTTACAACGTAAATAAAACATGTACGATTGTATATCCGGTAAGAAGTTCGTCCTCAATGATAAAGACTTCCCAGAATTTTCCGATGCGATTGAGTATAGTATTGCGACAAAAGGCCTCTGGTGTAATACTACTCTAGTAAATAAAAGTAAGGAGTTCAATAAAGATAAGCCCAATCTTTTGGAAACATATCTCCGTATTACTCTCGGGCGGAATAATGGAGAATCGCCCGGAATACCGTATGTTATGGAAATTTGGCCTCCATCGCATTATTCACCTATCCACAACCACGCAAATGCGAACGCCATCATTCGCGTTTTACACGGCGCCATCCATGTCAAGCTATTCGCCTTTTTATGCGAGGAAAAAGACGGAATTAAGCCATTCGCTGAGGCCGACTTCAAGAAGGACGATATTACTTGGATAAGTCCCACGCTCAACCAGACGCATCAACTCGTAAATATTGGAAAGCCGACATGCATAACTATCCAATGTTATATGTATGATGAAGCGAATAAATCGCATTATGATTATTTTGATTACATCGACGCCGACGGTAATAAGCAACAGTATGAACCCGATTCCGACATGGACTTTGTAGAATTTCGTGAGCGAATGAAGAAAGAATGGGCCAACCGAAAATTCAAATAACGCAGTAGTCCGCCAATGAAAGCTCACCTTCCTCTAATATTTGAGTCCTCCAATTGAATAAGATATCAATCACACGAGTATCCAAATCAATCCTCTTGAATAAATCGCCATCCAAAAATATTAAATTACCGCGCCGGAGTTCGAACTTTGAAATCGTCGCATCCTGACTGACATATAAAACCGTAGTAGTCATTCCGTGCTGTTCAATAATATTCGTTTTATTCTCAATATAGTATATTTTCGTCCCCACGCGCAAGTAGTCATTAACTTCGCGACATGGATACATCAATATTTCAACCTCTTTTACAAAAAATTTTTGGTTTCGTATTTCCATCCTGACGATTGAATAATTATGGAGGCCCTTACATAAACATTCAAAGTCCCCATTTTCCATGATTCGGAATGGCATATGATAAGTATACATATAATTCTCCACGGAATTTATACTGAAATTGATGATGGTTGGTAAATCAATCCTCTCAAATTCGGAAAATGCGAATGGGTCCATTTCATTGTAGAGTTCCTCATATTTCCACAAGAAAACACTGATTATATTCTGTGATGAGCGGATGATATATAGATGGGGTAGCGTCGGATGATATACTAATTTAATTTCATAACCTTCTGGATAACGGACAACCGTCTCATTTACGACGATGCCGCCACTTGAAAATATCAAAGACTGTATTTCCAGACCGGCATCGGGACCATTATCAGTTAATTTGCTAATAGCCATCCTCGATTTATTCGGATGAAATTCCAGATGATAAATCTCGCTACCAAAATCCAATCGGTCGATGTATCGGTTCGAGTGCGCATCCCAGAACATAACTGTTCCATTTCTCGTCGCCGACACAATACAGTCATACAGGCCATCAAACCTTACTATATCTGGAATACTCCTTACGAAAATGACATTATTCTCAACAAAATCATCTTGGTAAAATTTTATATAAATTCCGTTTTCAATAAATAGGGCCGTCGTATTTTTGACAGCGCAAAGAATCCGGATGTTTATAAATTTCCTATGGTCCATATATGATTCCATAAGTTCATTCCGGATTCTTTTTGGGAACGCATTATAAAGCCGTTCGCAACATGCGCCATTATTTATTGAAAGTAATATTTTTTCCCATATTTCAATTGGTAAATACATTTTAGATAATATTTATAATATAATATCTAAAAGCTTTTATATTTACAATTTTTTTATGAAGTTGTATCCGTGCCTACACATATCATCTACGGTATAATGCGCCTCCCATCCAATCTCGCGAAGTGCCTTCTCCGCGTTTGCGAACACAACCGCCAAATCACCTTCTCTCCTATCCACAAATTCGTAATTCAATTTGATGTGATTCACGCGCTCGAATGCGCCAATTAATTCCAGAACGGTTGTTCCATTACCAGTCCCCAGATTGTAAGTATTTATTCCGGCGACCTCCAATTTCTTCAACGACGCAATATGTCCGCGCGCCAAATCGACGACGTGGATGAAATCGCGGATACATGTTCCATCGCGCGTATCGTAGTCATTTCCAAAGATGCGCAACTTCTCTAATTTTCCGGTGGCCACTTTGAGTAAATATGGGAATAAGTTATTTGGCGTATCATTTGGGTTTTCACCGATGAGGCCTGATGGATGCGCCCCGATGGGATTGAAATAACGCAAAATGACGACTGACCATGAATTATCCGATTTATACAAATCTTCCAATATATTCTCTAACATATATTTTGTTTTATCGTATGGATTCGTTATTCCATTTCCGGTGGGCGCATCTTCGCCGACAGGATACGTATTCGTCCCATAAACTGTCGCCGAAGATGAAAATATAATTCTCTTACAGTCATGTTTCGCCATAATTTGTAATAGAGTAATCGTTCCACTGACGTTATTGTCGTAATATTCGAGTGGAGCCTTTATGCTTTCTCCTACGGCTTTGAGTGATGCGAAATGTATGACAGCGTATATCGAATTATTCTTGAATAAATTATCTAATTGTAGGCTGTTTCTTATATCAATATTACTGTATGTTAGTCTCGATTTATCTGTCATTTTTGCGATTTCAATTATTTTATTGAAAACCTCAATCGAGCTATTCACTAAATTGTCGATAATGATGACATTAAAACCAGAGTTCAATAATTCAACGACTGTGTGGGAACCGATGAATCCGAGACCTCCTGAAACTAAAATAGTTTTCATAATATATCATATTTAAAAAAAATGAACTATTATTCGTTATGAATATATTATTACTTCTGAATTGCTTCTTATTCGTAATAACTCTATCGGAGTATCTGATATGTATGAAATATATCAATTACGAATATGAATATAAAAATGCGTGGTTTAATATATTACTGAGTGTTTCACTGACTCCGTCGTATTTCATCTTACTGATTAAAGATGTCAATCGCAACAAATTGCGCGAATATGCGAAGCCCGAAAATCGCATCCAGCTCTTCTATCCATTCGCTACCGGATTCCTATATACAATTGAAACAATAATGCTCTTTTACGCTCTGAATACACTAACGCTCAGTTATTATACTATTCTGCGCTCCGGATTTATCTTGTTCAACATTCCATTTTTCAAGTATCTCCTACATAAGAAAATAACCGCCATTTATTTGTCGAGCTGTGTATTATTGGTAATTTCTCATGTTATTATTATTACGAATTACGCGAATACACAGCCGAACGCATCACTTCCAATAAACACACTCCTCATTTTCATTTCGTGCTTCCTGAACGCGACTTATAACAATGTCATCGAATATTCCGTTAAGAAATACAAGATTCCGAATATCGACTTCCAGATATTTTTTCAGATTACGTATTTCCTTTTCATAATCGGGCCGTCTATTTATTACACGGTTCAAGATTTACCACCTATTGATGGGCTAACTATGGTCCTCTACGCAATGATTGCGCTTGGCCTCCAAATGTATATGTATAACAAGATTTATATATTGAACAATAGGAATGACTTCATTCCGGCGAATATACTCCTGAGCAGTTTGGACCTCCTGCGACGAATTATTCAGCTACTGTTTTCGTTTTTATTTTTCGATGACCAGTTCGATACATATGTTGTGTTATCATTGCTCTTTTTGGCCATTTCCAGTTTTTTACTTCTATATCAATACTTCCACGACAACCGGATTATTCGACACGTTGAGCTGGAAGATGTTGAAGTCAAGTAGTTATATAAAAATGTATAATATATTATGGACTCCAAGACTTTCATCATTGACCTCATTGACAAACAGATGAACGCCGTTCTGGAAACCTTTTGCTTCGACGCCGATTTTATCAAAATCCTCAAATCCCACAACCACGAAATCATCGTTAAATTCCCTGTCCAACTGGAAGATGGTTCCACTGAAATATTCAAAGGCTATCGTGTCCAGCATAACAACTGGCTCGGGCCTTATAAGGGTGGTCTCCGATTTGCAGAGGATGTTTATTTAGATGAATTCAAGGCGCTCTCTTTCTGGATGACCATTAAATGCGCGATTCACAATCTTCCATTCGGTGGCGGTAAAGGCGGTATTAAATACAACCCGAAGGCGTATTCCGAGTGCGAAAACAAGCGGATTGTTCAGGCTTATTGTCGGAAAATCGCGAATTTCATTGGGCCCGCCGTCGATATTCCAGCGCCCGATATGGGAAGCACCAGCAAACACATGGACTGGATGACGGCGGAATATCAGAAAGTAAGCAATAATCCGCTGGTGTATAGTATTATGACGGGAAAATCGACGTCATTCAGGGGAAGCCAAGGGCGCGATAGGGCCACTGGGCTCGGCGTTTTCTACAATATACGCCTCTGGTTTGAGAATATATTTGAGGAATCATTGGAGAAGAAGACGTATATTATTCAAGGATTTGGGAACGTTGGCTCATGGACGGCTCGATATTTGAATGGGGCGGGGGCCCTTTGTTTGGCGGTCGGAGATTACACTGGCTACTACTTACTGACAGCGCGATTTTATGAAGAGCACGTGTTTTCGGATATTCTCAACCTCAAAGAGTTGAAGGACCTTCATACAAAATTTGAGGGCGTCCAGAAAGTGGAGATTTCCCAGTTCTGGGAAGTGGAAGCGGATATTGTTATTCCGGCGGCGATGGAGCTACAAATTACTGAGGAAATCGCGCGGAAAATGAATTGTAGGTTGCTCGTGGAGGGCGCAAATGGGCCGACTGTTATTGAAGCTGACCGAGTGTTCGTTGAGAGAGGAATCGAGGTCATTCCTGATGTTTTGTGTAATAGCGGTGGTGTTATGGTGAGCTACTTTGAATGGCTACAAAATCGGTCGAATGATTACTGGTGTTTGGAAAAAGTTGAGAAAAAATTAGAGGAAATAATGGGAAAAACATTCAGGGATTTTTTGAGGATAAAGGAAGACGCGAAAGATAAAATTAGCAATAGAAGCGCGGTTTATAAATTGGGACTCGACAATTTATGGAACGCATACACGGTCAAGCGAGATTGAAAATTTATAAAAATTGAAGTTAAATCAAACAATATTCTATCATATCAACTGATTTAACAAATACAAAATGAATCCAGTTATTACAAACTTAACACAGCAACAACTGAGGCGCCGCTTCATGGAAGAACACAGTCTTGGGTTTCCAAAACGCGCATTATGTTTGTTTTCAATGGCCCAATTTGTCATAAGACGCTTGTTGGCACCAATGAAATCATCGTCAACAAATAATAGAAATGAAATCGCGAGATTACGTCATGAATTTCTGAAACTATGTTCAATGAAATTTGGGCTATCTCTGATTCCACAATTCATTCTTCGAGGACGGTCCCAACCAATCAATCATCAAGATATTATTCGATTAAACAAAGAAAAATCATTAGAGAAACAATTTCTGTCGATTTCACATTACGGAACCGCAATTCTTTTAGGAAATACCAGCGCAATTGCTGAAATTTCTTATCGTTTGTTCAAGATAAAAATATATAGCCAAGATGGATTTTTAGCTTATTCAGTATATCAGAAATTTCTTGATTTATTAGAATATGGAATATCTCGTAGATGTCCAGATTGTCTTGCTATTATGGCTCATTTTTTGAATGTTGGTTTTTATAGCATTATCCAAAGAAAAAAACAACGTGCTGTCAAACTTGCGGGAGAAAGCGTAGAAGCAGGAAGTGTTATTGGATGTTTGGTTCTTGTGGGATTATTGTCAAATTCGCATTTCGATCCCGAACAAGATATATTTAGTCATCAAAACGATATTGATGAAATTGAAGGTGCAATTGAAATATTTCAAGAAAAAATAAGAAAAAAAAAAGAGGGCGTTTTGATTTGTATCAATCATGTTGCTTACACGGATGATTTAATATATAATCAAATTATTGTTGCGATTCGTGTATTACAGAACAAACTAATTTAATTTTCAATAAAAGAACACTAAAATAATGTAGTTAAATTTATAAAAATTGAAGTTAAAGACATCATTATTTTATACAATTAAGGGATTTGATAAATATAAAATGAATCCAGTTATTACAAACTTAACACAGCAACAGCTGATACGCTTCATGGAAGAACACAGTCTTGGGTTTCCAAAACGCGCATTATGTTTGTTTTCAATGGCCCAATTTGTCATAAGTCGCTTGTTGGCATCAATGAAACCATCAACAAGGAATAATATTAATGAAATCGTGATATTACATCATGAATTTCTGAAACGATGTTCAAGGAAATTTGGGCTATCTCTGACTTCACAATTCATTCTTCGAGGACGGTCCCAACCAATTAATCCACGAGATGTCATCCAGTTTCAATCAACCTCATCATTACAAAAACAATTGTTGGCATTATCTCATTACGGAACCGCAACCCTATTAGGAAATACAAGCGCAATTGCTGAAATTTCCTATCGCTTGTTCAAAATAACAATGTATGACCCACGTGGAAATATTGACAATCGTTTTAAAAAGATATTGCTTCAATTGATTGAATACGGAATCTCTCGCAGATGTCCAGATTGTCTTGGAGTAATGGCTTATTTATTGGATGATGGTTTGGGGATTGTTCAAATCGACAAACGACGCTCCCTTAAACTCGCAGGTCAGAGCGCAGACGCCGGAAGTATTTACGGATTGTTTTCTCTGGCACGTTTACTAAAATATAATTCGGACCATGCGTCATATCATCATATGTATGATGATGATGGAATTGATATTGATAAAGATGATTTAGGGATTCGACAGTTTGTTTTTGAAAGAGCGACTCGTGATGAACAAATTCGCCAGACATTGAAAGAATATGGTTGCGAAAGCTGTCTCAACCAATTTTATGATGGGAAAGATGAATGTCATTATTGTGGCTTTGAATTTGATGTGTTCAATCATTATTCAGATGATGATGATACAAGCGTTTCAAAACCAGAGCAGATGCGAATTGCGGTTGAGATTTATTACAAGATTTTGAGAGAAAATCCATCATCACATCCAATCTGTGTTGATTCGCGTAAGGATCTCGTCAAAATCTATAAAGCGAGAGAGCGGTTATTTGGTGAAAGCATTGAAGCAACTGATGAAGAAATACGCAGATTGGAGGCAATCTAAGATTTCCTTCTAATAAGTGATTTAATTTATAAATATTGAATAATTACATCGACCGAAAAGAAAAATGAGACAAACTTTCTATAAAAAAAATAAAAAATCTTTCAATTAATCTTTTTGGTGATGTAAAAGCACTCTTAAAGAGCATTATACTATTTGACGACTACAACCAATTACGATTGTAGTGGTTAGTATATTTTATTGAAACTTATAATCACGCTTATATTTTTCAGGTCTTTGTCCTGTTTCTATATAGTGATTAAATACCTTTTGTATATTTTTACATCCATTCTTGTCACGATTGATACATCCCTTCCGTTTGTTTTCCATTTTAAATGTTAGGATTGAATGCATCTTTCGTTCTATGTTTCTCTTATCTGGTAAATATAAATTATTACACAATTCTTCTGTTTTGTAATTCAGGCATGATGTTCTAAATTCATCTATATTATAAACTTCAAATCTGGTATTTAGTTTTCGTTTTATTGATAAATTTGGAGTTGATATAAAATTTCTCATCTGTTTTCCAATACTCCAATCACCAATTATGATTTTTATATCCTTACCATACTTGTTCTCAATCTTATTTAACATATTGTCCTCTGTTCTTTTTGTATTGATATACGAATACCATTTGTATTGTCTGAATTTTTCATCTTGATATAATGTTGTAATCGCATCATTTACTTTTAGTTTTTCTTTGATATATTCTTTAAATTTTTCAATATCACATGTTTTTGAATTGAATAATGATAATGTATTTTCAATTTCAGTAATGTGTTGTTTATCCTTATAATTTTTTAATAATGATGAATATTTTATCCGCTTGGTTTCTTTTATTCGTTGCTTATTTGTATATGAAAAATAATTACCATCATCATCCATCATCGTTAATAAACTACGCTTTCCAGGGTCAATAAATAAATGTTTTCCATCTAAAAAATCCTTTGAAACTTCATCAATATACGGAAACTCATGTAATACTTCTTTCTTTGTTTCTTTCTTTTGTAATTCTCTTCTTTTTCTGTTTTCTTCTTTTAACTTATTTTGTTGCACTTGCTTTTCTTGTTTTTTAATCTCCTTTTCATCTTCTGTTAGTCCTTTCATTTGTTTCTTTCCATTCTTCATCTTATCTTTCTTTATTCGCTCTTCATTCACAAAGTCAGTATGTAAAAATCGTAATGAAACTGAATATCCATCGGTTATAATT